TAAACTTCCAAGCATGACTGGACCAGCTCAAGCAGGAGGTGCTGCAGGTTTTGGTGCAAAGAGTTTAAGTCTTCCTAGATAGTGGAACAGATACCTGATATTGATATTCAGGTCACTCAGATAGGTACGCCACAAATTCAGATATGGAGTTTACCTGTACGTCCTATAACTCCTGAAACTCCACCAGTTACCTTACTTATAGGTACTCCTGTAGTTGATATACCAGGTTGTGTTGAATTTCACCCTGATGATAAGAGAGCGCAAAATCTACCAATAGAGGATAATAACGGTTTAAGAACGCTATGTCCTAATGGACATTATCCTAGTTTCAATGCTATGGATTACAGTCCTGAGGATTTAATTTATACGACTGCAGCAAAACCTCCTGCCTACGCAGCCCCACCTGCTCCTGACACTCCAGAAACAAAAGTACCTGAAGTACCTAAGAAAGAGGTTCCATGTCCTGGTCCTAATGCTCCGCGTATAGGAGACGTTGCTCAGAATCAAAAAGAAAAGGTAGTAGGTTTTGAGTTAAATGAAGATAAGACAATTTGTATAACGTTATATGAGGATATTGGATTTACCGAACAATATTTACCTTCACCACAAATTGCTTCTACTACTGCAATTATTGCTTCTACTGCTGTTATTTCTAGTGTCCTTGCAAAGCCTTTAGCTGATTTACTTTTAAAAGCTGTAAAACCTATCGTCAAAAAAGTTATTACAGCAGTTCAAAAGAAGCTTGGTAAGACTCCAAGGAAATTGACTATTTCTGAGATTCGTTCAAATCAGTACCGAGAGAAAAGGAGTCTCCCTCCTTTAAAGGAGCCGAAGAAGAAATAGAATGTGTATGAGGACCAACCACACCTGGAGGATTCACCAATATAACGTCTGAACAAATAACTGCTGACTTGGATTTAGGGTGGAAGGCTACTCCCGATTTTAATAATTCGCCACAATTTTTTAGACGTGCTATTTCAAAATCTAATCTTTTATTTGCTATAAGCTGATTTTGCATTGCGAGTCGTGTATCCACTGCCCTTTTACATCTGGCTTGCAGTCCTCCATCAAGGGGTATGGAAATGGTTGCGGAAATTCCCAAGGACAAGTTGAACTGATCTTTCTGACCTGTTCTTGTTGGCACGTAGTAGAGAATGGAGCCGGGATTATCGACGATTCCATCATCGTTGGAGTCAGAGACATCATATACAGGATCATCATAATAATATTCTCTAGGCTTCTGAAAGCTATGGCTATCAGTAATGAATGGAGTGATGTTTAGGGTAGGTCCTTGGCAACTGATTCCATCTCCGTAGGTGTTGGTGACGTATGGTCCCTGTAAAACCTGGATGGCCTGGTTGGTGACACTACCACTACTATTAGCGACAGGATTAGCAGTGGCGCTAACACCGCCAATGTCCGAAGAGCGTACTGCTGTCGGGAATAATACATTCGCATTTAATAAAACTAATAAAAGGTAGCTTAGTTGCTGAAAGTTGAAGTTGTGTCGGTGACGCTTTGGATTTCTGTGACTCTCTGGATTATTGTCTGGTTGACCATCCCTGGAGCGCGATAAGTTTCGGTAAATTGAAAGCTGCCACCAGGATTTGTTATTGTCCAATCTGGTTTGTTTGAAGCGTCTAAGCCAGTCCATGTAGACGTCACCCCTTGAAGCGTATTTGAATTGCCAGTAACTGAATTTGGTGAAATACTCGACCCTGAATGTTCAACATTCGTACCGGTCACAGTATACTGCCACCCTGTTTGGTAATCTATGGAATTTATTGTCTCAGTTACTTTAGATGTTGTTTCTGTATGGGAGGTCATACCACCCTGAGTGAAGTTTGGAATTACAGGAACTGCTTTAGCTTCGGGAATAAATATAAAGAATAAGAGCGTTATTAGGCGTCTCATAATATATTTAATCTCCCACAGTTATCTCACTAACGAATTGGCCAGTTGCAGTCGTACCAGCGCCTCCAGCGGTTATTGTTACTACACCCGCGCTAGTAATCGTACCTGCCAAGCTACCTGCAACACCACCAGATTGCGTTGTAGTTGTACCATAAGCAGGCATATCTGCTACGACTCCAGCAGTAACATCAACACCTGCGCCCATTGCTGCTATGGCGTCTCCTTGAGTCCAACTTTCCGAGAACGAAAAAGCGCTGCCTGCAGTATTTATATCGTATGTACCAACATCAAGAGTTGGTGCAGCAGTAGCACTACCAGCAGTTAATGCGCCAAAATGACCACTGTTTGAAGTATCAACTTTAATATTTGATCCTGAAACTGTATATGTACTTCCAAGCCTAGTAGCACTTGTTGCTGCTCCATTGACAGTTAATTGAGTACTTGTTGATAGACGGTGTACAAGATCTGCTTTTACACTAGGCGTAATAAATGCAAATAATAATGGAATTAATTTCCACATGTTTCTTAACAATTTGATCTCATAATGTAAGTTTACATGAGGGTAAACTTAGTAGGTAATGCAACTATACAATGACTGAAAATTCGGAAAAATCTTCTAAATTATCAGAAGAAGAAGCAAAGAAGAAAGGTTTACTTTCTAAGCTAAAAGAAGGTTTGGACGATAAAGAAGAGCAAATAGCAATTTTATCAACATTTGTCAGACTTGGTGTAGTTGTTTGGTCTGGTTTTATAATTTCACTAAATTACATTGAAATTCCAGGAATGGGTGCTCAAGCGCCTAAAGATATAACCTTCGTAGCTTCAGTGTTTACAGGAGCTTTGGCGAGTTTTGGACTCCAAACAGCGTCTAAAAAAGGTGATGGAACTATGAAAATGGATGGAGCTAAATCTAATGGTTCTTTAGGTCAAATTACTAAAGAAGATTTAGAAAAATTAATTGATAAAGTTTCTCAAAATGGACCAACTCAAACTTTACGTATTGAGCAGGCTCCTATTAAAATTACTACTGCTGACGATTCAGAAATTAAACCTACTGTTTAGCTTCTTTAGTGATGCCTTGGGTTCACATTACATCAGTTTCAAATACTTGGTTAAAGAGGTCCCCTAAACCTCTTGACATATTAGATTCTAAAGATAAAGCTCAAGTATGCTCTTGCCGTACAATCAATCGTTGTCAGATTTTAGAACGTACTGATGATCATTCTTATTTAAAGTTAGGATTTGGATTAGGTGAATGGTGGGTAGTAAATAAAGATTGGAAAGGTTTAGATGGTGAGCCTATTAAACCTAAAGAAAAATCTCTTCTTCATTTTCCTTATTTTTATAGGGTAATGGATGACGAAGGTTGGGAGCAATCTCAATCTGCTTCTATTGCTATGTGTCTAAAATATTGCAATATACCTAATATTAATAGCCATAATAACTACTTATCTATACTTAATAAGTATGGTAAAGCTCCTTCTCGTTATGCAAATACTAAAGCTTTAAGAGAACTAGATACGGATGTTACTTTTTCGCTATCTTCTGATGATGTAGATGTGAAAAAAATTATAGATAAAGGGTTACCTGCTGTCGTAGGTCTTCTTATTAGAGGTCCACTTTCTAAACCAGTAGGAGTACCTCATTATGTAGCAATTACAGGGTATGGAGATAACTATTGGATTGCTCAGGACCCATTTGGATGTCTCGATTTAGTTAATGGTTTATGGCTTCATAAAGATCCAAATTCAGGAAAAAATGTCCACTATGACTTTACTAATTTTAATAAAAGGTTTATGAACGAAGGAGGCGCATCTGGACGTGTTTGGTCGAATTTCCGTATTATTTAATTATTTTCAAACAAAGCATTAGACGCTATACTTAACTCAAGTAGTTACTTATTATGCTCGAAGATTTAGAGAAGCAGTTACAAGACCAGCAGGCTACTGTAGCCAATGATATAAGGTCTCATGAAGCTGCCCTTAAAACTTTGCAAGACACATATTTAAAAGTTCTAGGTGCTTTAGAACTTATACAAGTTCAAAAACAGCAATCTGAAGAACAAAAAGAGGAGATAGTGCAAGAGCCATAGCCATGTTTCCTGAACTCACAAAAGATAGATATAAAGCTTTAGAGTTACTAGCGGAACATATTCGTTATCCTTCGAAGGATTTACTTTTAAGTTCTATTCTTCACGACGTACAGGAGGATGACCTTAAATGGGTAACGGGCAAAATACACTATTATTTACTAAGACTCCTTGAAGAAGTAAAATATGACTGTTCTGAAGATGAGTTGTTACTTGAATTAGAATCGGATGGAATATAAATCTCTTTTTATAGAAATATACTGATTATGGATCCTCAAGCTAACCCTACTCCTAAAGAATTTTTAGATACAAAAGTTGCTTTAATGATAGAAGATTTGAAACGTGAAAGGACACCTGGTGCTGGTGATGTTGCTTTAAAAGGTGTAGAAGGACAGTCTATACAGGATAAAGTAAGGGCTGGAATTCTTAAAATCTAATCACTATGAGCGAATCAGGTACTTCTGACGTGCAGATTACGCACGATCATTTAGTCCAGTGTTTAAGAGATTCAGTTCATGTATATCTTCAAACTCAGCTTGTACATTGGGGTCTAGTTGGCTCTAAATTTTTTCCTCTCCATCAATTAACAAATGATATTCAATCAGAGATGATTGAAGGTATAGATGAAGTAGCAGAACATATTCGTTCAATTAACTGTATGACTCCTTTACATGTAGGGGATTTGGTATCTTCCCGTATAAGACCAGTGGACATGAGTGATGTTTTTGATCAAGAAAAAATAATTTTAGATTTAAGCAATGCTCATGACGACTTGGCTGGTTATTTTGAGGATTTAGCAAAGATGTCAAGCATTGTAGGTGATGAGCTTACTCAAGATTTAGCTGCTGATCGTGGGCGCGTACATAAAAAGAATCA